CAGAGGTTGTTTCACCAGCAAATGTGCCATCTTGCCCAAAGTTAAAAAAGCCCACTTCTGTGCTAGAGCCACCGCCCATACCTACAAATGGTATCCAGTCCTCGTCTGGTACAGATACAGTGCTACCTAAGGCCCCACCATTTACCGCCCAAGCAATAGTTCCAGCATCGGCATCATAGACAACAGCACAACCTTCATTTTCAGCCCAGCCTGTTATTGAATCATATGCTGTTCTAGTTCCTTCAACATTCTTTTGACCGGTGCTTGACGAAAGAGTTATACCTGTACCCCAACCACCTCTGCTTCCGTCTAAGTCAACATTAGGTGTGTTAATTCCAACAGCGTGCATTTCATCATCTGTTGCATAATTAAACGACTTTGACCAATGCTCCCAATACCACTTACCAGACTTAGGCAACAAAAAGTTACCTACAACACCACGATTGTTTGTTGCTGTTTCATGCCGCAAATTGCCTTCTTTAAAGGTCATATTAAAGTGCCGATGAACCGAATTGATGGTAGCAAAGTTACTAGTCGGGCTATCCGGCACGACATCGGTTGCGGATAGGTTGTTTGCAGTAAAGTCATTGCCATTACCAGACGCATCATCAAAAAAGTTTTCAGTTGTAAATGGGCTATCATAACTTAGTGTAGGTGAACCACTTGTAGTACCATCATTGTTTTCCGTGCTAATGTCATCACCAAGTGTGCTATTAACCGCTGTCAGTAACTTAGTGTTAGTAACTGCTGTTAAAGTTTCTGTTGGTACAGTAATGTCACTGTCATCATCCGCATAAACGGTGTCACCAATTACATATCTAATGTTACTTAATGAACCACTCATGCCCTGTCCGTTCGGGTCGCCTAGAATAATTTTGCTTAAATTATAAGCCTTATTAAAGTTTGTTGCTTTACCGTCTGATAGTGACCAACTAGAAGATGTATTTGAAACAGACGTTAAACGTGTGCCATCTATATATGCTCGTAACACTGTGCCATCTCTTTGAAATACTACATGATGCCAAGCACCACTAGACAGAGTAACGTCACCAGCAACAGACCATTTCAATGCTTGACCGTTATTAGAATAAAAATACACGTCTCTAGTTGAAGACCTAAAGTCATAACTTATCAAATGATGTGGGCCACCTGTTGCGTAATCACCTATCCAGTTGCCATAATTAGCACCTACGTCTTGTGTTTTAAAAAAATATTCAATAGTAAAATCATCGGATGCTCCAATGTCAAAAGAAGCAGAATCTGAATAGGTAACTTTGGCAGTGCGTCCTGTTCCAAAGTTTATACTATTTCCTGCTGTAAAATCTTGTGAGTAAGGCAAATAGAAACCGTTATTACCAAAAGTTATACTGCTTGTATTAATTGTTTTTGGCACCCAGATACCGCTAACTAACTCACCAAAATCGTTTATATCGCCAATAGTACCATCAAGAAACACTGTTTCGGCTAGGTAGCCGTGTATATATGTATCTGCGTTACTACGTTTGCCAAGATAAGTAGTATGACCTGTATTGCCAAGTTTAGCCAAAGCCGATAGGCCTCCAGTGTCAGAATAATCTAGCTCACCATTAACGTAAATAAACAATTCATTGTCAGTGGCATTCCAAGTCGTAAAAAAATGATACCACGCACTTGTATCTCTTAATTCTCTAACACCGTCCTTAACAGCACTTCCACCTTGAATCCACTGTAGTTTGCCCGTTCCACTCTGAAAACCAAAACCATCAATAGCACTAGAACCCGCACCAATAATGTGATTGTAGGCGGCTACCCCTTCAGTGTCTCCTCTTTTTACCCACGTTGAAAAAGTTCGTTTAGATGTGTCTGTTGCTGTACCAAAATCAGATTTAGTAAGGTAAGCCGTAGAACCATCAAACCGCAGAGACTGAGCAACAGCGTGACTACCTAAAGGTGCGCCACCACCACCTAACGGTCCACCCGGCGCACCCGCACCGCCTAGTCCAGCATGATTTCCTTTTACAATACTCATATTTTAATTACACACCTTGTGATGTTAGTGAACCTGATACAGATAATAGCACATCGCTTGTTCCTGATGTACCCACTGTATAATAGGCTAAGTGATACACTCCTGCTGTTTGTATAGCAGTTAGTGCTGATGCATTCATCGCAACTACAGCATTGGCAGTAATAGCTACACCATTTGAATTATCCAATTTAATATTCCCGGATTGCCCAGCCACAACATTACTAAAAGTCAATTCAAAATCATTACTAGCACTAGGTGCGAGTGAGAAGTTGGTATTTGAGGATAGATCAAGTGTAGCAACTAAAGGCGATCCCGTTTCTGTTACTGCTGTCACAGCATTAGTACCATCTGTACTTAATGCACGTCCTGTTACAGTAACTTCATCTGCACCAATCTCTAATACAGTAGATGAAGTATCTTGAATCTTGATGCTACCTTCACTTGTAGCATTATCAATAATACTGTCAGTACCATCGTGATAAATCTCTAGGTCATTACCTGTACCAAACCGCAAGCGATCATCTGTTGCTGCACCACTGTCATCAAACTCAATGTTAAAGCCATCTGCAGTAAGTGTACCACCAAGAGCAGGTGATGTATCACTTGATATACTTGTTCCCGGTAATGCTTCAAGCTGTATTGTACCACCAGTGTTATCATATGTCAACACATAATTATCTTGACCTGCACCTATACTTTGATCTGCGTCAAAAGTAAATACACCTACATCAACATTACCTGTTCCTGCAGGAGTAAGAGTAATATTACCATTCGTATTTGTGCTTACAATAGAATTGCCATTAACATTCAGGTTGTCAACTTGCAACTCTGTAACGGCACTGTTTGTACCAATAGTTACACCGTCAATAGCACCTGCATCAATATCAACCTTACTAATATCTACTTCGCCTGTACCATTCGGTGTCAGTGCAATGTTGCCGTTTGTATCGGTAGACGTGATAGCATTGCCATCAATATTAATATTATCAATCTGCGCTTCCGTAACAGCACTGTTTGTACCTAAAGTAATACCGTCAATCGCACCACTGTCGATGTCTACTTTGGTAATATCAACTTCACCTGTACCATTAGGTGTAAGTGCAATGTTACCGTTAGCATCTGTGCTTGTAATAGCATTACCGTCAATATTAATATTATCAACATCAAGGTCTGTATTAATTACAACTGTACCAGTTCCATTTGGTGACAGGTTAATATCGCCGTTAGTATCTGTGCTGCTAACAGTGTTGCCATCTACATTGACATTACCAACAGTAGCACCTGAACCATTCAGCTTCAAGCGTTCTGCAGCAGCAGTACCAGTTGACATGGTTTTGAATATCATGTCAAACTCTTCAGATGTAGGTGTTAAACCGCTGGCTGATGACTCAATAACGCCACCAATTTCTAAGTTATCTGAAGCAGTTTCAGTGGAGAACTCAACGCCAGTACCGATGCCGACAGCAGGTGTACCACTACTTTGTGCTTGTAGTTTAAGAACATCAGTTACAGCATTGGTTGTAGAGTTTTCTACATTTAGTGTTACGCCTGTATCTGCTACGTGTGTAATATTTACTTCGCTACCTGCACCTAAGTTAATAACAGCAGAATCTGACGATAAAGTAACATCATCACCAACGTCCAAGTTACTTGTAATATTAACATCTGTGCTAACATCAAGCTGACCAGTAATATCTACACCATCTGCATCCGTAGCCAGTTTAGTACTGTTATCATATAATAGTGTTGCGGTACCATCTTGAGTGAACTGGGCTAAAATTTCATTGTTGGCAGCATTTTGAATTTTTAAATCATTGCTGCTTATTACTAAAGAACCAGTTCCGATGTCCGAAATAAAACTGTTACTGCCATCATGGTACATCTCTAAATCAGGAGAAACACTATTACCAAACGTAAGTTTTTCACTGTCGTCAAGATGCAAACTATCTACAGCTAGTGAGCCAGTAACTGTAACGCCCGTTGCTGTTGTTTCAAACTTTTTACTGTTATCGTGGTAAAGTTCTACTGCACCATCTGCAACTGCAACTATGCTATCTTCACCATTTTTAGCTTGAATATTTACGCCTGTATTAGCATTAATGTTTATATCTGCTAATGCGTATACATAATTTGTTGTTCCGTTGTGGTAAACTTGCAAATCATCGCTATCTCCAAATACAGCTTTAGCATTATCTCCAAACTCAAGAGCATTATCACTTGCATCAAATACAACATTATATGCAGCACCTGTAAGTGTTATATCGCCTGTTGTTGTTGCATTTACAAGATTAGCTGTACCAGCAAGGTGAAGGTCTTTATACTCAAGAGAAGATGTACCAAGGTCTAGTGTGTTAGTCGTCTTAGGACGCATTTCTGTAGACGACACAACCACATCTTGCACAGGACCAACCACAGTAATTGGACCACCTTCTGCAGCAGTACCATCGTGTGTATGTCCTGTGGTAGCATTAAAGGCTGCTTCAATGGCATCATATTCGCCATCAAAGTCAGCAGCGTTAATTACGTTACCGTCAGCAATATTATTAGCTGTATCGTTTCTAGTGTATCCTGTTCCCATAGTTTTTACCTTCTTGAGTTAGTGGCATATTCTACCGTTAATGCGTCAAGGGAAAACGGCGGTGCCTCTGTAGCAGAATCAAACAAGAATGAAACTGCAAATCCTGAACCAACAACTTGGCTTTCAAATAGCTTAACTAGCTTGGCTCCATAGGATGTTACACCAAATGTACCTTGTCCAAAGAAACCAACAGTACCCTGTGTGTTTTGAATGTTAATAGGTGCTGGTTGTATTATACCTGATTCGTCAAAATCTAACTTTAAACTTAAATCAAATGCCACACTACCTTGTGGGTCTGTATACAAAAATATCTTGTAAAAAGTTTTTCGTACACGTGGGTCTTCAATAGGAATAAATGGTGTAGCAAAAGTAATTTGTATTGGTGTACCATCAAAATCACTGCCTGATTCCATTTGATACAAGTAGCCATCATTATTAGCAAAGACTACGACTTCTGTATTTAAGTGGTAGTTACTGTCTGCTACATATGCTCGTATGCCTCTTGTTTCTGCATACTGCATATTTTCACCGCCCTGCACCGCAAACTGCGTAGCAATAATACCTTGAGCATTTTCCTGTGTAATGTTATTATTGTATCCAAGTATTCTATACTGCGACTTTTCTCTAATAACACAGCTTGAAAAATTTGTATTCGCTGAAATAAATGTTGTTAAGTTATCCTGTATTATCTTAGATACAACACCTAATCCAAAGTCACCTAGTCTATCTGTTGCACTTAACAGTCGCAGACCGTCAGGTGCTAAGAACATAATGTCACCACCGACTTCTTGAATGGTGTCACTTTCAATACAGCCAATATCATTTGTTACTGGCTGCAATGTAAAGTCTGCGATAGTGTTACCAACTAATCTTTGTATAGATACTTCAGTAAAAATAATTAACTGGTCACGAAATACTTCTAGTCCAGTAATGGGTGAGCCTACATTGATTGCACCTGCGCCATTAGCTACTGAAAAGTCATTGTCTGTATATGGTGCAGTAAAATTAAGGTTAGTTCCTTTACCAAAGAACAAAGCATTTTTAAAGTTGCTTACAAAAGATGCACCTTTTACATCTGCTGGAGCATCGTTCAGTGCCGTAAATATGCTATCATCATATGTGGCTGGTGCATTGGCACCGTCAACTATAGCAATCTTCTGCGTACCATCGTAGTTGTATTTAGCAAACCGGGTACGTGATGCACCTTCTCTACTGGTAGATATAAATGTAATGGCGGCATTATCTGCTGGGCTAGAGTTAAGTGCCGGGTCTATGCTTATAGTTGCTGCACCAGAAGTAACGCTAGGTGCTGCTGTGACTGTATATATTAAGTCTACACCAGCAATAGTAAACTGGTCTTGTGCCTGTGGAGTAGCGTCTAAACTATCTACCGCTAATGACGAACCTGTTTGGCTTCCACCATTTACTAATACAGTACCATAACTAGGCACATTTATTTTAGTATAGCCAGTACCTGTAGTGCTGTATATGTCATCATTTTTAGCAACAATAGATTGGCTTTCCCAGCTTGCTACGCCTAATGCAAGGTAGTCTAGTACGGTAGATACAAACGTAATGTCATCTTGATCTGACGGATTGACCACCATTGTCTGGTCAAATGTTAATGTTGCTCTGTTTACACCTGCAGAAAAACTCACGCCGCCTGTGGCTATAGTATATCTGAAACTAAGAACAGCGTTGTCTACAGGAGTAACTGCTAACTCTGGTGTTATTGTAAGAGTAGATGCTGTACCTACAAGAGCCGTTGCTGCGCTTACTGTGTATACAGTTGTGTCACCTGCTATAGTAAATGTATCATTTGCAGATGGGGCTACATCTAATCCGTCTACGTCTAGTGATGTACCTGTCTGCGCCGCACCTGCAACTGCACCACCTGTAAATGTCAACAGGTCACCCGCAACAGGTGTTTGATGTATATTTGCTATTGTAAGTGATGTACCACTTTGACTACCACCATGTACCTTTGGTGCGCCATATGGCGGAATTATATCACTGTCATATTTGTCGTAGCCCTCAATTCTACGATAGCCACCCTCAACAGACGGTTCAAAGTTACGTAGTATTCTTGCGCTACCCGGTGCGTTAATACCCTGCTGCAAAGGTGACAGATTACTTATAAGACCACCACGAAACTCAACGGCATAGGTTTTCCATGCATCAGCCATAAATTACCCCTATGTTATTGAAGAATATCCGTATCTAAGGCCACCACCTGTGTTTTGCGGAATCATATAAGAACGCACATACCGTGTACGGTTAATCAACATTGAACGCATATATTTAATGCCTTCATCAAACTTTTCTTTCATTACCAACGCATCTTGTGTATTACCACGGAACAAGTATGCATAGTGCATAGCACCATCTACAATCACATGAACAAACCTATCAGGTATTACTATTGTATCAGTGTTTGCAGATAAGTCAGCAGTAAAGTTAAAGTACTCATATACTAACTCATATGCAGCATTTGGTTCTGGGGATAAAATAAACTCAAGGGAAGGGGCGTGTATTACACGAGTGGGAACACCTTGGAAACTAGTGTTGTTATATTCTTGTGCTACAAATTTATCTAAGTATTCTTCATATGTCATAGGTAATATACGAGTTGTAGAATTACCTAGTGAACTATTTTCTTTAATTCTAAAAGTATCAAAGTTAATTACCTTGCAATCAGCAGGAAAAGAATAACGGCTCTGATTAGCCGTTAGTGTTAATTCTTCTACATTATGGTTAAAAGGCCACTCAAATTCAGATTGATTTATATATCTAATAGATGCATTAACAGCGTCCTTTGCGTGTGCATAAAAACCTGTCGCACTTGCAAAGTTTGCAGAAGTTAATTCAACTTCATTCAAACGTCTGTTTACTTGATTTACTAATTGTAAAAATGTCGTAGCCATCTATGTTTCCTCAAAAGAAAAGTGAAGGGGCAAGTTGCCCTGCCCCCTCAACTATTTAGGCAAGTGTGTCACGATCTACTTCGTTAGCAGCCATGTCACCTGTGTCTGCCATGTTCATCAGAACTGCGAACACACGGACTTTACCTTCAGTTGGAGCAGTGGTTGCTGCCTGAAGTTCCCAGTCAATTGTGTCTTCAGCTTCGATGAAGATTGGAGCAGATGCATCAGCCATAGTTGCATAGCCAACACCAGATGTCAAAGAAGCAGAGTCATCGTCAATGTCAAAAGATGACACAAAACGAGTAACATCTACACCAGTAACACCAAGGTTAGCAGTACAACCATCAGCAGCCGTTTGTACAGAAGCAGTCATTTCAAACCCTGCGGTAAGAATGAGTGTTTCAGCGGGTACTGTGATAGCCTGAATAATTTCCCCAGCTTCAAGTACACCGCCTTTTGCGGTTACTGCAGCAGCCAAGTCAATTTCTTGCTGTACCATGTACGGTTGACGACCACGTGCGCCTACACCACGGGCGACAGATTTAAGTGTGGTAATTGTTCCAGCAGCCATAATCTATTCTCCCTTATGCTAAGTGGTAAGAGGCGTTAACAAGTGCCTCTGGACGCAGAATCTTACGTCCGTACAAATGCATACCACGAACAATGTCAGCGAAGCTGTCAGGGTCACGGTAGGTTTCGGTCTTGTTAATCTGCTCTGCAGTTGCAACAGCAGATGAATGACCAGCAACAATCACACCAAAGTTGGCAGCAGAGTTGGCACCCGCAAAGGATGGACCTGTACCAAGGGCTGGCAGATTGTTAGACGAGTACACGGTAAAGCCATGAATGTTGTTGCTTACAACGCCATTCTGCAAACCAGAACCGCCAAAGTCAGCATCAAACAGACGTGAGTCTTCGTCTTTCAGGATTTCCATGAACACTGGGTCCAAAACAAGCCAACGACCCTGTGTGTCAACATTCTGCTGATCCAGCAAACGTGACATACGGGCGATAACCTGCAGTGGGTTAGCGTCACCAGCAGTTGAAGGAGCAGCACCTGCACCTGTACGTGGGCTGATAGCGATTGCCTCGCCACCTGTCAGCGTACCACCGCCATCGTTGAAGTCCGTACCTGTCAACTTCATTGATGTCAACAGTTCGTCTGTACCTGCAGTTGAAACAGCGACAGAACCGTTTACAGTTGTGTTAACTGTGTCTGGTGTGCCGTGAATTGCAGACTGCTTGTAACCTGACAAGTAACCAAGAACGTCTTGGTCAAACTGGTCAGCAAGGCGATACGCAGCACGGTCGCTTGCCAGTGACTGGAAGTTTACGTGTGAGTGTGCCTCTTCAATGTCGTCAACCTTAAATGCAAAGTAGTTAGCTTTGTCAACTGTCAGGTTGAAGTCTTCGTCATCAAGGTCTTGAGGAGTGATTGTAGTACCACGCTCATATGCCTTAACTGTAATCTCTGGTTCTTTGATGATTTTAACTGAATCGCCCATTGAAGCGATTTCACCAAAGTAATCAGAGTTGGTGATTGCCTCACAAACAGCGGCCTTGCGGAAAGCAAGTTGCACCTGTTTGGAGTAAATTACTGGTGAGAAATTACCATTAGGCAGGTTCCCATATCCAGCAGCGGAAGTAAAAGCCATTTCCATCTCCTGTTATTAGCTTTACAGATGCAAACATTACAAGTCTTAGCAGAGGCTGAACAACGTAGGGTGTGTATTCTAGTTAGGTGGCCACCCAACTATTCAACAGGCCATGTTTATCAGGTAATCCGAAAGGGTTATTGTTGTTTGCTGATCATAAGTGTAACCAAGTAGCTATCTCAGTTACACTTATCTGACTATAGTTATATGTAAAAATAACTGCTTGTCAACCTTTTTTTACACTTTTATCTAGCAGAGCCAGATACATCATAGATAAACTTACCAGAACGGATAGCTTCCATGATTTCGTCAGACCGCTTTTCGTATTCTTGCGGCGACATTTTTTGTACCTGTGATTCTTTTAGATATGTAGTTGCCTCATTTTGCTGCGGCTTACTACGTGAATCTTTTGTCGATACAGACTTAGCTGCAGCTTTATCTGTCTTGGGCTTGTCTTTACTAATGCCCATGTCAGCTTTGTACAAATCAATGGCTCTAGCAGCAGAACGTGCGTCATTGTCATTATCATACAGTGCATCTTGTACCCACTTAGGCTGTTCTTCTGCCCACTCGTGGAACTCATCACTGTCACGGATGTCACCAAAGTCAGGGTGTAACCGCATTAGTTCTGCTTCAGCTTTTTCTTTAGTGGCACTATTCTGCAACTCATCAATTGCTTTCATACGTTCTTCCAGTGCTGTTGACTGTTCACGTGCCTTCTTCATAGCAATTGTTTCAACGATAGCTGCTACATCAGGATAGTCTGCTGCCCACTGTTCAATGTCTTCGTCAGACTTAGGCAGTTTCATTTCTTTCTGTGCAGCTTGGCTGAGTTGAGATTTAAGTGATTCAATCTCTTTCTTTAACTCTTCAGCCTGTTGTTGCTGGTGCCTACGCAAATCAGAGTAACGCTTCTTAAATGTTTTCTCTTCTGCGTTTGCAGGTTCAGCTTCTTCAGGTTCAGCAGTAGCCTCTTGCTCTACCTCACCCTTTTGTTCTTTCATCAACTGTTCTAGTTCTTCTTCTTCCATCTTGCGTTTTTCTTCGTTACTATATTTACGATTTGCAAACGCAATCTTCTTTTCAGGCTTCATTTCTTCAGCCATAATAGCTTGTTCTGCCATTGTTTGTACTTCCTTTTGTTGGGGCCAACGTAGCCACGCCGGGGTGGGGGATGGGTAGGCCAACTAATTGTGAGGTTGTTTTACAAGCCCCTCACGCAGCTTTATCTAGCAGTATTTCTTCCTGTATCACCCCTGCTATGAGAACCGCCTGTTCCACTACTGCTGCTGCCGCCACCGCCGCTGCCGCTTTTGCCGCCCCTGTCGCTAGGACTACTTGCACCAGTTGCTGAATCACCACTATCGCCGTAGCTATCCTTACCTGTACTGCTACTTCCAGTGCCGCCCATTCCACCCGGACCTAATCCACCAGTTCCGGCTGCACCAGTGCTGGTTTTACCACCGCCAATACCTACACTACCGCCTGTGTCTGAAGGGTCATCTTTATCAAATCCATATGTACCTTGTTTAATACCCTCTTTTACTTCTGCTGACTTTCTGTCACGTTTCTCTTGTGCAGTAAGACCGCTTTCTTTTGAAGTTCCAACTACGCCAGCTTCAATATCTTTAAGTTCTTGCGATAACACTGCATCTACATAATCTTTTATCGCTTTCGGGTCTTTCCACGCACCGCTTTCCCTATCTATTTCTACTTCAGAAATATTTTTAAGGTCTTCTAAAGACAAGTCTCCATCTTTATACGAACCAATTAATGAATCAGCAATAGTAGCTGCTGATTTAGAAATAGTTGCTGCTGTAGGCGCACCAGCTTTTAAACCAGTCTTAGACTGTAGTGCTTGAAGTAAACTTGTGTTTTCTACAGATAAATTCATTGCTGCATCCATTGTGTAACCGATAGCATCCAGTTGTTCTGTAGTAGCGTTATCCAACGAATCAAAACCAAAATTATTTATTGCTGTATCTCTTGCTACATTGCCCATTATTGCTTTTGTTTTTGGTTCAGCAAGACCTAAAACTGTTGACCCTAAAGCGGCAATTGTGCTCGTACTTCCAAATTGATTCATACCTAATTTTGCTTTAGCTTTATTATACGCTGTACTAGGACCAAATAAACTCGTACCCACTTTACCTAATGTAGTACTAGTGGTAGGAGTTGTTGAAAGAGTATTATCTCTACCACCGTCATCACTCACTTGTGCCTGACCAACAGTAGGTGTTACAGTGGTGGGTGCTTCTTCTGGCAATGCTGTCTGGTCGCCAATAGAACGATAACCTTCAGGAATAGGATAAACAGGTTTACCATCTACAAAAGGTATCTGTAATACTTGACCTGCATCATTTACATAAGTGCGTAACTCTGAACCCTGATAGCCTGAACCAACCATTTGACCAAAGGTAGGTATGTTAGTTGTTTGATCTGCTGTAGTATATTGTGTCCCCGTATATTGCACAGGTTGCATATAAGGTTGTGTACCTGTGTATGGAGTATATCCAGTATTAGGCATTTGTTGTGCTGGTTGAAAACCCGCTATACCTGTTCCCGGCATAGCATACGTACCTGTTCGTGGATCGTATGAAGGAACCATACCACCTGCTTGCATCTTTAGTTCATCACTATTGTACTCGCCTTCATCATCAATGTCAAGGTCATACATATCAAATGGCAAGTCATCTTGCACAACAGCTTCTTCGCTATTGCCCATCTGACCCATAGCTTCCATCTGCGACAAGCCTTGTTTTGCCTCTTGACGCATACGCATTAAGTTTTCAAGGCCAATGTACCGCACTACATCTGCAGGAAAAACAAACTCGCCTTCACTCAACTGAGCAGGAATGTCATCACGTACTTCTTCACGCAATGAACCGGGTGGTACTTCGTTGCCTGACTCTTCGTCAACCATACCGCCTTCATCCATAAGGCCACCTTCGTTGAAGCCACGTTCTACAGGCTCAAAGAGTTCCATTTGTTCTGCCATACGTTTAGCCATAGTATTATCCTTCAGCTTGCGCTACGTCCTCACGTAAACGTCTTATCTTACGCAGTGCTTCAACAGCACCTTGTGCCTTATGCACAGTAATCATATTCTCAGATTGTTCTAATACTTTGTGTTGCTGTGCAATAAGCACATCTAAGTAATTACTGAAGTGGTCCCATTGGCGGCTGTTGCTGACCAGCCCCTTCAGCTTGCTGAGTATTTCCTTGTCCATTCGCACTAAATCCTTGTTCACCCGGTACAGGAACCTGTCCAGTACCTACGTTGCCACCACCTGCACCTGTTGGGTCCATTGCATCTGCACCCGGCGGTGGTGTCATACCACCCTGCTCTGGTTGCATTGGCTGTTGGAAGCCCTTCATAATTTCTGCTTGCAGTGCAGCTTCGTCCATATTGTTGGTTACTTTGTCGGGGTCTAAGTCCATAGACTTTGCAATCTCACGGATTACATACTGGAACTTAGCAAAGGGTGCGAGTGCAGGATTACTTGCAATTTGCAAGAACTGCATTAGACGCTGGCTACGCACTTCATTAGCCATAAGACTTTCTGTACCCCGTGCCTTAACTTCTAAGTCGCCTTTGATTTCTGGGTCAAAGTCAAACTGCATATTAAAGCGGAAGAAACCTTCACCAAGTGGGCGAAGCAGATAGTCGTCTACATTCTTAATAACTGTTTTGGTGCTACCTTGTGCAGCACCCATAAGCATTGAGATACCTGACGCTGTACGGCCTACACCAGATACACCTGTCTGTCCATGCGCAAATGATGGGAAGCCTGTGCTTTCATCTGCCAGTACACGTGCCTTGTCAAATAGCATCATGTTCTCAGAAGATACGTTAGGGAACTTTGTGCCAAAGATAGCTTGACCCGGTGCGCCACCCTGTCTGCGGAATACCTTGCCCGGATACAATGACAAGTCCTGACCCGGCACTAGGTTTGTTTCATCTACCTCAACAATCAAGTTGCCTGACAACACAGCGTTATCAACAGCCATACGCATAAAGCCATTCATTAGTGTCTGCGTATCGTCCATGTTCTCTGCAATACCTACACCAAAGAATGAATATGGGTTCAATTCATATGGTGCAGCGGAGTATGGAATCTTAGATGGCTTGAATGGATTAAGAACCATACGCATTAGTTTGCCGTTACATATCCAAACATTAGCTTGCAACTCATCAAACTCTTTTAGTTCTTTTGGAATATCTACGCCCTGCTCTTCAAGCAGTTCTGTATCCACCATGCCCCAATACTCAAGCACTTCAAAGCGATCAACGCCATGCTCTGGTGCATAGTCTGCCAAGTCATCTTCCCAATACTGCTTGGTGTAGTTCTCACCCATAGCAATAACTTCATTGATAACTTCGCCACGGAAGTATGGACGCTTCTTTAGGTTACGTAATTGTGTACGAGACATCTTGTGACGTTCAATCACATATTGTGCTTCATCCATATTGTTAGCATCTGGGTCTGGGTAGAAGTTCCAGACAGATACGTGATTTACTTGTGGAATTGTTTTGAACAGTGGGTCATACTCGCCATCGTCATTCCAGTTAGGGTACTCTTTGTCAATAGCAAATGGCCCCTTCATAACACCCGTACCAAACAATGCCATTTCAAATGCAGCATTACGCAGATGTTTAGTGGCACCAGATTCTTCTAACTGGTCGTGTATCTTCTTTTGCATTTTCTTTGCAGCAATTAGTGCAGGGCTAAATGCAATAGAGGTAGGTGTCTTACCCGGCCCCTCTTTTAGTTTGTCAGCAACAGGTTCCAGTTTGCCTTCCAGCACCCCAAGTTTTTCTTGTAAGGACTGCGCTGTGGCTCCCGGCGGTAAGTCTTTGCCGTCACCCGCAAAACCGTAGGGACTAGAAAGAGCAGTTTCACCACGTAATTGTTCTGGCTCTTTAGGGTCAAAATGTACATCGGCAACAACCCCCTCTGGTAATTCAGTAGGCTCAATAGATAAAGGAAAACGCTGGTTAGCAAACAGGACATCAACAATTTGCCCGTATGCTGCCAGCGTCTTAGTTTTTGTGACTTTAATAAAGACACGAGATTTTTCCGTTTCAGTAAACTGTACGTCTGGACCATACAAACCACGATAATTGCGGTAGGCTTTTAGCCAACGCTGTTCGTCATCATAACGATAATCTTCAGATCGCTTATAACGATCTAACACAAACGGGATAATGTTACTTACGTCTACGTCTGAAACAGATGTATCGTCGCTATCTTCCAGTGCGATAGCATCGTCTTCGATCATAATTTCATCTTCATTCATATCGTTTTTCCTTAGTATCCAAAGGTTGAGTCTGCGACTTGCATACCACTACCGGGTCTACCCATTGGGTCGTAGTCAAATATACTAAACCTTGGTCTTGACATTATACCATACCTAAGAGCGTCATACAAGTGGTCTTCACTCTTTGTGTCAATGTCTTCTGGGTTTTTCTTGTCCAACGGTATTGAGGGAAGTTGGGCTGTGAGGTTTGTGCAAGTATCAAAGAAAACAAGTCTAGGCTCCTCTGTAAATTCATCTATCTGTAGTCTACGGTGTATCTCGTTCTTACCAGCTACACGACTGCCCCTGCTTCTGTCTGAGGGTCGCCAGCGACACCCACGGCTAATCATTTGCTCCGCAAGAGAAGGACCAGTATCACCACGCTTATGCCAAAGAGAACTGTCCAGAACACCGTACTTAATATTGCCATCTTCCGCTTCCAAATCCAGAATCATATCTGCCAAGTCTGTGGCAAGGACTTTAGAAACGTAGAGTTCTCTATATACCACAAGTTGCTCAGAAGGCGCAACGGCAAACCAAACAACACCACTAAAGCTACCGTAGCCATAATCGCAAGCCCGAAACTTAACCCAGTTGCTAGGAATCCTAAAAGGCTCAACAACGTGAACCCGCCTATCAAACTCAGTAAAGGCTGCTCCCTCTTTAATATCCCAATCGCCTTCAAGAAGCTGCCTACGCTGCTGTTCTGGAAGCGATAGGAGCATGGCTTCGTAGTCACCTGCATTCGCAAGGTATGGGTTATCAGAAAGTCTTGCGGGTATAAATCTTCTCTTGAATAAAGATTTTCCAGCTTTACTATGTCCTGCTGGATAGCGGAGAACTTCTCCTGTGTCTGTGTCTGTTGCATCGAAGGCTCTATTATATGGCGAAGGGTCAATGAACATCTTCTTGACCCAGTGATGACCTCTTCCGCCGGGGTTAGTCGTAGCCCTCATAAATATTGGCAAATCAGGTGCAGTAGACCGTAGACGAGAACGCATATAATTCCATGCGTATGGTGTGGCCCATTGTGTTAACTCGTCAAAGCCTATCCAGCTAAAGGCTAGACCCTGATAGCGCAATACATCATCATCTCTGTCGAGATAAGACATCCACAATCTTGCACCAGATGGCGCAGTCCACTGCATTTTTCTTTCTGACCACTTAATACCGGGCCAGATTTTCGGGTACAACTCCTGCGACTTAAATATGAGTTCTCGTAACTCTTCCGTTGTATGTCGCAGTAGAAGCCCACTAAACTGTGGATGCCCCATGTAACGTAGTGGGTCAGCAAGCATAGCATAGGATTTACCACCACCTGCTGAACCGCCGTACAGTACTTCTCGTTCAGCCGCCGCTAAGAACTCTGTCTGTGGTCCTTCGTTTGGCTTGAACAAAACATTAGCGTGTTGTTCTATCTCGCTGCTGTCATATTCAGGTGATACAGTTTCCTGTATCTCAACCTTCGGCTTTAGAGCCTGTTCTTTGGTTGCTGATTTCTTCCGCTTTGGCGATTGCCGTTTTCGCATATTCTGCCCACTTGCGGAGGCTTGCAGCTTGATTCTTACGTCTTCGCTCATTATTTAATCGTTTCCTCAAACCTACGTGCGAGATGTATCTGCCAGTCTGTGTACTTAACCAATTAGCTACTTCACGGTAGCTGTATTGATTTACGTGCTGTCTAGCTTTCTCTAACAAGTCCAATTCAATTTGGATAGGTTGAAGAATGTCGGGGTCTTCATCATCCTGTTTATATCCGAATGGTACAGTACGTGCAATACGTGGGATGGGTATCCATTCGTTTTCTTCTTTGATGTCTGTTGGCTGTGGTAGCTTCCACTTGCCTATGCTTCTAGTCATCGTCTTCCACTACAGCTTTAGGTGGCATAAGCATAACGCCGCCACTTGCTTCTACCTGCATCTTCTCTGTCTTTACCAGACCCACACGGTCAAGCAGTTCTTTAGCTGCAGACATCTTATCACGAATACCCAACTCAGTCGGGTCATACAAAGCACCTGTCATCGCCATCGCAGCTTTCGGCGCATTACGAGCCATGTACATTTGTGTTGCCTCAAGGATTTCTTCTTTAAGACCTTTAACAATTTCCGAAGTGCTAGAAGTGTCAGCATATCCTGCCATCTTTTTTGCCATTACCATATCGCCACCTGCTTCTTCAAACAGGACGTTTAAAAATGCTTGTTGCTTTTCTGTAAGTTCTCTAGCCATTAGTCTAATTTTTCCTTTACATAATTCACAACCATATCAAAAAAACCGGATGATTGTTTATTCTTTTTACCTGTTCCAAAACTAATTTTTTCAGCTATAGATTTTTTATTAGGATTTGTGCCTGTATGATACTGCTTTACAGTGGATGAACCTTTAGTTGATTTTGTTACGTATCCCATTAAAATTCCCCATTGTGCATTGCGTTAGCTAATTTCACTGCACGTGATTTTACCTGATTTGCCCACCTGCTGTCAAGCATTTCTTTTGCTGCAATGTCATATTTTTCTTCGTGGATAGCAGCCCACATCTTTTTAAACTTACAAAGTCTAGGTACGCCCATATTGAAAGCCATATCCATAACTATAAGTTGACGTACAGAGTCCAACCTGTCCACGCAAGGGTGCGCACGTACCAGTTCTTCTTCGACAATCTGCACGTCATTTGTTGCTAGATAGACCGCATCAGCTTCGGTGATTCCATACTCATACACATGGTCAATACTAGGGATGTCTAATTCGTCTAGTTCCTGCTTTGTAATACCACGGTCTTCTAGGTTTCGTCCGATACCAATAGTATCAATTCCAAGAGTGTCTTTGTACACTTGTAGCTTCAAGCCTTCGTGCTTGATTAATTCATCAATAAAATGTTCTCTGCGATATTTCATTTTTGTTCATGCCCCATCCATACAGCAAAGGCACCAGTCATGGCACCAACTACGGTAGATACAAATGCAGTCTGCTGTGTTGTAGCTGCTGGACCTAATTCCATGAACCACTGCACTACCTGATAAGCCATCAATGTCATAGCTAACATCATTGCTCTAGGTAGCAGCTTCCACGCTAGAATCTTTTCCATTGTGTACGTCATTTTTTACCAAAGAATTTTGTAGCTGAACGTACCCCAAAAGAAGCGGCAACGATAACGCCCAAGGAATATTGATACCACTCAGGCATTGCTTGTAACTGTAGGAATCCATTTGCTACCACCTCTTCCATACCGGGAATAAATGCTAGTATTAACGGGATGCTGAATAGAATAGTAAGCCACTCATCCTTCCACGAAGATGCGCTACCTTTAGCCATCTCCAAATCCCAGTCAATTTCACCCGTAGCTTTTTTCTGCATCACGATAGCTTCCGCTTCTGCTTTGGCTACACGTGTCTTTGCTTGGGCTTTCTTTTCTTCTACCTTGCCTGACATCCATGTGCCAGCAAGTTCAGCAATAGGTCCAATAAGTAAATTAAGCATTATGATCCCCGTCTGAACTGCGCCGTTTTCTTTTGTATCTTTTTAGGCTGCTTGACGAATTGCTTACCAGCACGAGTTCCTGCTCTTTTAGCACGAGTGGTGGCGGCGTATTCTTGCGGCGAAAGCGATTTGATAGCAGCCTCTGGTAAGTAACGCTCACCTGTTTTGGCGGAAGGTTTCCCACTCTTGGTTCTCCACTTTTGCTTCGTCCAGTTCTTTAAACTTTGTTGTGGTGATTTTAATGCCATGAATAAGTTATACCATTATCCTACACAATTGTCAAGAGAAAAATTAAAAGACCTATACCTATAGCAGCTATTAGTCCTATACCTGCGGCAATCTTTACGTTTTCCATCATTTCATTGTGACGCTTTATTGCTTCACGTTTTGCTTGCAGCGCAGCTTCTTTTGCTTCTTGTATACGCTTGGTTCTAATATCTACAATACTTTGCCACGTACCGGGGCCAAAACGTAAGTCAATCATAGTGCGCATCTCTTGTATTTTTTCTTGCGCTAATCTAGCATCTATAACTTCTTGTGCTACAGATTGTATTCCAAACTGGTCGCCTAGACTGTTACCAGATTTCTTAGCCCTTTGTTGCTGTACTTGCTTTTCGCCCTCAAGTAGATTGTCTACGTACTTTGCGATGTCGCCAATATCGTTGGCGGTATTGATGGTAGATTTAATACCATCTACGGCACTCTTTACCAGTGCGATACCCGCAAGGGCTTCTGCAATCATCTCTGTTCCTCATTGGTTGGTTGATAGTCATTTGTTTACGCTGCCAGTGCGGGATTACTAGCATCCAGTTGCATCCACTTAGACCACTCTGCGTAGTAGTGGCGCATACCTACTTCATCGTGGATTGTGCTATTCTCATGTCGTCCATGCAAGATGTTACGGGGTTCTGTACCTTCTCGCATTGTAGTGCCTTGACCTGCGACACCAATCAGGTCTTCATGTAAGTTTCTACCAAACGGCCCCCAGATTGAGTTGTGGTGTTTGATACGTGTCTGTCTTTCTTCGGGGGTATCTTTCTTTAGGCCATAGCCACGGAACTCAATCAGTACTTTGTTTGGTCCTAGCGGTGTTACGCTGTCACTGCGATATGCACTGCCACGTAGGTTAAAGTTATAGCCGGGAAACAAGTCTACCATATACCACTGGTTAGGTGGAAGGTTAGGGAAACTAAGTTCTCCTCTGTCTTCAAAACCATCGTACTCTTCGTAGTTAACTGTAAAGCTACTGACGTTGACGTGTCCGTTATCAAATGGGATATTTTTTCTAGCAAAGTACTCATCGTTAAATCCTGACACACGGTTAAAGTAATGCATAAAGTCGTGGTAAAACTCTGAGTTAGTATCGTGCCAGAGTTTGTAGTTAGTGTCTATTACTGCCTTGTGGTAGTGAAACACTTCCATCTCTTCAGTATCAATTGCATTTGCAATACAGTCAAACGCACCTGCTGTCCATTCATCTACGCTTTGTGTTGGATTAGGGTCTAGTGTCACCCACACCATTCCGCCGTGTTTAATTTCGCAGTGTAGTTCTGGTTCAAGTGATACCATAGGTACAGCCAGTGTTCCACTTGGTTTACTTATAGTGTGGTTTCTATATGCTTTGACGCCATCGCCTGTGTTCCATGCTATAACATTTACACCTGCTATTTGCGTTGTTCTAAAGTTACCCTTGTTGTACATCTCAGAGATGTGGCACATAGGCACCCATACTTTGGAAAATATGTTTTCTTGCTCCTGCTCATATAGGCTGTGGTCAGAATATATAAGCGAATTGATGTGTTCTACTTTAGGTTTCTTTGTCCAGTCTTTATGATTACGTGGTGCCATAGCTTACTCTACAATCTCCAATATATTACCATCTTCTATTTTAACTTTTAATTCTTTGCAAGACCATTTTTCTGAATAGCCTACATTACGATGTATCTTTCTTCGGATAGAAAGGCATTCGGAAAGCGAAGGGTACGGTGTGTATTCAACCTTCTCACCATTCATTACCAATAATAAAACAAAAGTAAGTTCAACCACCGTTCCGCAACTTCTCTATATTCTCTTCAAGACTAGTAATCCGTTTCTCATAAAACTCTAGCGTTAGTTTTTGTTGCTGGTCATACGGTGCTTTGCCACCTTCTATCTCATTCTGCAACTTTTCTAGTTCACTAGCTATATGCTCAATCAACATAAACTGTTCACTGTCTGCTGGTAAGCTACCCATCTCACCACGAGGCCACTTAATGCGGAACTCTGTATTCTGTTCCAAGTCAGCCTTCATCATAGTGATGTTAGTCTCTAACTGATTCAGCCTTTCTATAATACCAAAGTATGCCCACGTTGCCACAGATGCGGCAGCGACCATGCTTATGATATTACGTAGAGGTAATGCAACCTCTGTATTCTCATTGAGTTTCGTTGGCATTTGGTGTCACTGTTGTGCAAAAGCACTCTTCCCTTGTGTTGTCAAACCCATGCTCTGTCAATGCCATGTGGCATTTAGACAGCCACGCATGGGTGTCATGCACTTTTGTTTCTACCTCTACTGCATTAGCAGTTATGACGCAGAACATTACAACGCTAAGACTTGTAGCCACCGCCAGCCTTCTTATAAGCAGACGCAAGCATTTGCGCTTTACGTGCTGACCACTGACCTGCGCCGCCGCCTTTAGTGCCAGCTTTAATACGTTGGAACTGCTGCTTACGCATTGCAGGTTTTGTGTAGTTACCTGCAGCGTTTACGGTAGAACCGCCTTTTGACATACGTACTTTTTTCTTTGCAGGTGCTGCTTTTTTTCTAGGTGCCATAATTACTACCTTGCCGGATCAAAATATTCTTCTACAGATACTGTAACATCTAAAGTCATACCACTATCTCTATATGCTAACAATTTATCTTTTTGATGAAGTGTAAAAAAGTTACCAGACACTACATCATGGGTTGAATGACCGGACATACTTAAACCATTTATAAGATAATGATATGATGTATCATCGTTATGATAAAACTGTAGATATGCTTTCTTACTACTATTAGTACCATTGCTTAGATGTAAAAATCTAACAATAGCACTATAGTTATCCGGCACAGTATAAACAACGTCAGCACTTGCATCAGCAGAGGTGCTAGTTATTGTTTTACTTTCCGTGGTAAATTTAGATACACTAAGATCAGGCATTATCGTTCCAGTCTAATACACGCTTGTGCATCTTCCAAAACCAGTTGCCTACACGGGTAAAGGGTTTACCCATATAGAGCAAAGCCCATCCAAAATATTTTACTGCTTGCTTTCTCATTTCTTTTTGACAGCCCCGCCACGCATCATTTTCTTTTTAGCCATTTTAGCCATACCACCACCACGCATACGCTTTGGCTGTACTGAGCCACCACGCATCATTTTCTTTTTAGCCATGCCGCCTCTTGCTGCAGTCATTTTTTTAACTGGCTGTTTTTTCTTTGGTGTAGCTTTAGCAAAGTAATCACGCATCAATTGTTGAATTTCCATTCTATCAAAACCTTGATCCTTTAACCGTGATTCCATTTCTTTCATTTCACGGCGAATACGTGCGCCAACACTATCATTTTTATCTTGTGCCATTTCTAAGTTCCCTTCTATCTAATACTAGACTCTTATACACTTCCTCTGGAAAGTGTTCGTAATACCCAGACTTCTCCAGACTTAATGCTGCATCGTCTAGTGTAGACAGTCTCTGTACAAACACCATGCAGTACACAAGACCTTCATCTGTTGCATCCTCATCAATTAGGAAATCCAGACCCGCCTCTTCAGCGTCATAGTCTGGATGAAACACCATGAGGTGCATATCTTTACCTGCTATGGACATGGCTTCGTTTATGCCATCACAATATCCATCTAGGTATTCCATGTCAGGTAGGTATTGATTTGCCCACACTACTATGTCGTAGTCGTGCAGTTCAAAGATGGTCACTTCTTTTATTAAACCTTCCAGCCCTGTATTGATACTGAAGGATACCTTATCATCTAACCACGCTTGTTTAGCATAGGGGCAGGGTGGTAGACCGTTAAGTTTTTTATTTGATACTTCTAGGAAGTCGTGCGACCACTTACGTATGTCAGCTTCTACTGGATGCATTTACTTGCCAGTAATTTTTTTGTACGCCTCTGGGCTGGCAGCTTTGAGTGCCTTCAGGCCGGGGTTATCTTTAACCATACCACCTGCTGCGTACATATGTTCCTTGCCACCTGACATACCGCCACGCATCATCTTAGCTTTGCCTTTAGGCATTTCAGCCATGCCTATACCGATAGAGATGACAGGTACTTTCTTGGTAGCCTTGCCGCCCTTAGACATTTCTCTACGCCCACCCATTACAAGAGAAGGCGGCGGTGTATCTTCACCACGCTTCTTTAATTCGGTAATAGCAGCACGTACTTCTTTTTGTGACGCACCGCTACCTTTATTTAACATAGCATTTAGTTGGGACGTAGATTTGTCAGATAGTTTATCAGCCATTACTTTTTCTTTCTATTGTCTACAATTTTAACTGGGTTCACATAGTTTTTGGTAGCCATACCACCTATACTAAAGTTATCAGGTAGTCCTTCTAAACTTTTTAAACTTGGTGGTGCTAGTTTTTTCTTTTTTGTTGCGCCCTCTGGAGCAGCTTTAGATTGCTTTGCTTGACGTTGCACATTTTCACCAGCTTCTACTTTATCCATTTGCTGAAGTTTAGCACGTGCTTTCTTTTTTTCGGCAGCAGTAGCCTCACTACCTTCCTGTAAAATTTTTTCAAGCTGCGTTCTAGTAGTAGCTAACTTTTTAGCATTATTAGTTCTAGCTAAAGGATTAACCGTTAATGCTGCCCTTAATAATTTTGATAGTCCCATCGGTATATCTCCTATATTACCATTTAACTTTGTGTGACCAATATTTCGCAGACAGCTTAGTGGTAGGTTTACCCTGCGCATTATGTCGTGCGTAGTATGACTTCTTACGTGCTTTGTCTTTAGCACTTGTAGGATTCTTGCCAGCACCACTTACGCCCTGCTGACCGAAGCGTATAAATTTATACTTGCCACCCTCTGATGCCATCACGCAGTGTGACTTAGTTGGGTGCTTGGGTGTCCGTTTGGGTTTGTTAACGCCAGACAGACCTTCTTCTTTCATTTTGTTTTTGACACGTTCAGGTATTGCCATTATACCCCTACCTTATCTTTTGGCATAGCCATATCTAAGTCAACCTTAGTACACCTTGCTCGCCAGTCAACTATATCGCCAGCATCTACCATTGCCTCATGGTACTGTATCACATATTCTGTGCTAGGGCATTCCTGTACAACATCGCTGAAGGCTTTTACTTCACCAGCAGGAGTTATGATTACGGATAGGTATAAGAAGAGTGAAACCATTATTCATCTTTCTCTGTCCATCCCTCTGCTCGCATAGCATCTTCTACGTGCTTCAAAGTAAATGAACGCCCGTAATGGGCTTCGACTGCACTACGCACATAGAATACATCACTATGAGGTATATGCAGTCGGTCTAATGAATTGTTACGAATAGCATCGTAGAATGCTTCAAGAACATTATCTGTGTATAGTTTTACAGATTTCTTTGCCATTGTCAAGAACTTTCTTTGTATAGCACGGATAATCTTTGCACGTAGGGATACACTATAAGTGTTATCACTTAGAGTGCATTAACAAAGAAAATTTAGTAGGGACTAACTTATGTACATTTAAGTGTTATAGTTAATAAGTTTTTTAAGAATTATTATATAACATTTAAGTGTATCACTTTAAGTGTGTTTAGTTATACATAATTATAACAGATTTTTTATAGGCTGTCAACCCCCCTTTTGCAAAATAGTTCAAATGGTCCATACACCCCCTTACAGTTGCCTATTATTTAGGCAGTTGCACAATGCTTGTGCATATAGGTATTGACAGTTGCTCTTGTGGTTAACAGTCAATTTACCTGATCTGTGTATTTATGTGTATACATATCTACGCTACCCCCCGGTGGCTCCTGCCTACCCCCTCATCTAAGGCGTGTATGCCTCTGCATTATGCGCAACCAGCCGCCTCATTAGGGAGCCATCTGAGTAAGCCCTTGATATTGCATAGAATATGCAGTAAGTAATCCGGCAATTCAGTTGTAAACAACTGTTATGGTATCAGTTGCCATACGAAGTATGATTGTAAAAGGTCAACAATACAGCTTTGTAACGAAGTTACAAGGTTGATGCATCTAATCTTTTCACCAAAGGTGAACCACAAGTCCAATGTTGGACTACACCCCCTATCACTGAAGGTGATAGTCATACGAGCCACCACCAAACCGAAAGCCTCGCTATGCATTGCGATTTCAGCGCAGGTATTTCAGAAACTTAAAAGTTTCTTGCAATCACATGGAAACGCTTGCGCCGGGGATCAGGCGAGGCAAACCCAAAACCTTAACTATCTTCTTACGGTTTTACGGGATATATCCCCTTGAACGTAAGTGAAAGGGGTATATCCCTATAAAACCTAAAGATAGATAAGAGGAACCGAAATGCAAAACTCAATCTCAAAATCACTGGTTGTTGTAAACAATACTCTTGAAGCCGAAGGCTTTGCTCTTGCCAAAGAATACAAGCAAATCACCAAAGGTGATAAGGCTCGTTTCACCAAAGCAACGAAGGCTGATGGCTTTGATACACGGCTTGGAAAGCTGATGCAAAAGCTGAAAGCCGAAGGCGGTGAGCGTATCTCAACCCAAAGGTTGAAAGACTGTGGCATTGACGGTATCGACAAACGTCGTCGTTCAGAGGCTTTGTGGTTCGTTGAAAACGAGACAGCTTGTCGTGACTTCATCAAAGCCTCAAAGAAAGGCTTTACCAGTCTCACAGCTTTACAATCTGCTATGAAGCCTAAAGCTGACCCAAAGCCGAAGGCTGACAAGCCTGTACAGCCAGAGGCTGATGACAAGTCCAATGTTGGACTAGACAGCGAAGCTGAACAGGCTGAAACAAAGTCTGCTTCAGACATTGCAATGCAAGCGTTGCTTGATTGCGAGATGAATGGCATCTCTAAAGCGTCTTTCCTTGCGGCTCTGAAAGAGCAACTTGAGATGCTGGATGCCGCTAACACAAAGGCTGCAGCTTAATGCTGCAGTCTAACCTGCTTGGAGATATTCAAATGAAATTTGAAATGTTAGATTTGTTCTTGGTAGCTATGCTAATGGTCGCTATATTCTTTGGACTAGCTATGCTATCACTTCATGGCATTGGCTACATGACTTGGCTATCATGGACAATGTTTGGTTGCAGTGCATGGTGCTTAATATGTGGCTGGGGAATTGTAGCATACAATTTGGAGAATCGTAATGGCTAAACGTGGTGCAATCATTGATATGGGTCGTCACAAAGCCGTAGGCTCTAGCTGGCGTAGCATGGATAGCATGGCCTATAGCCGTAGCTATGAGCCTGAGACACGGCCTGAGTTTAGGTGCTATGTGACAGGTCAAGCTGATGCCATGCTGGATACATACCGCAAGGCAAAAGACAAGGCTGATGCCTTGGCAATACTTGACAGCTTGCTTTAGTGTGTAACGTAATATATACTTGATACTTTAGTGAAAGTATATATTACTTATACAACACTTAACTAGTCCAAGGTTGGACTTAACCAAACGGAGTTTGATATGCAAAATCGTAAAGATGAATTGATACAAACATTGTGGGATTTGTTCAAGGATGTACACGGTGTACGGCCTAGAGGCATGGACTATGACCGTTGGTCAGTGACTGACCTTGAGTGGGAAGTAGCTATGCTACAGCAATCCCTAGAGGATGACTTGCGCTGGGAGCGTGAGCAGGAAGACCGTGCAATCAATGCTTGCATGGATTGTGGTGCCAGTGACATAGCTACAGCTATGCGTTGGCTGGAAGATGCTTATGATATGGAGTGGGTGTAATGACTTATCAGATACTAGGTGTTGGCAATAATGCCAAAACAATCAAGGGTGATGGCTCTGAATATGTGACAGCTA